CATACACAACACACGGACCAATAGAGGTACCAACACACATCCTAAAAAAAACGCGTTAACAAAAAGCAATTCCCCTTAAATAAAAAGGGGTCCCACTACTTTAGGTTGTATTGCTTGATTTAGACAGTTAATGGTGGTAAAAAACTTATTGAACACCTAAGATGGTGCAAAAAATTTTATAAAAATTTTTATGAATTTAAATGATATAGATATAAGTAAACTACCTGCCGATGTTAGAAAAGAACTTTTGCAATTACAGGTTCTTGTTGCTCAGAAAAAAATTAAAAATAAAGCTAAAGATGATTTTATGTCCTTTGTCAAAGCTGTGTGGCCCGAGTTTATAGAGGGTGCACATCACAGAGTCATAGCAAAAAAATTTAATGACCTTGCTACAGGAAAAATTACACGTCTAATTGTAAACATGCCACCAAGACACACGAAGTCTGAGTTTGCATCGTACTTGTTACCAGCATGGATGGTGGGCCGTAATCCAAAATTAAAAATTATACAAGCAACTCACACAGGTGAACTTGCTGTAAGGTTTGGTCGTAAGGCAAAAACACTAATTGATAGTGAAGATTACAGAAAAATTTTTGATACAACGCTTAGAGAAGACAGTCAGGCTGCAGGAAGATGGGAAACCGCACAAGGTGGAGAGTATTTTGCAGCTGGTGTTGGCGGTGCAATCACGGGCCGTGGTGCGGATTTATTGATTATTGATGATCCACACTCGGAACAAGACGCAATGTCAGCTAGCGCCTTCGATAACGCCTACGAATGGTACACATCAGGACCACGTCAACGTCTACAACCAGGGGCCAAGATCGTTTTAGTGATGACTCGTTGGTCAAAAAAAGATTTAACAGGAATTTTATTAGATAATCAAAAAGATGTTAAGGGTGATCAGTGGGAAATTGTAGAATTTCCGGCAATCATGGACCACGGAACTAAAAAAGAACCGGTTTGGCCACAATATTGGAAAATGGATGAGCTAGAAAAGGTAAAAGCTACACTTCCAGTTGGAAAATGGAACGCACAATGGATGCAAAAGCCAACTTCTGAAGAAGGAGCGCTTATAAAACGAGAATGGTGGCGAAAATGGGATAAAGATTGGTTACCAACTTGTCATTATGTGATTATGTCGATGGATACGGCATTTTTAAAAAAAGAAACAGCGGATTATTCTGCAATTACGACTTGGGGAGTGTTTTATCCTAACGAAGACTCTAAACCAAATTTAATTTTGCTAGATTCACTTAAAGATCGTTATGAGTTTCCAGAATTACGTCGTGTAGCGTTGGACCAATACAAATATTGGAATCCTGACATGGTCATAGTCGAACAAAAGGCATCTGGAACGCCTTTGACACACGAATTAAGGCAAATGGATATTCCAGTTATGACCTTTACACCGAGCCGTGGTAATGATAAACACGTAAGAGTAAATTCATGCGCACCATTATTTGAGGCAGGAATAATATGGGCCCCCGATATGAAGTACGCTGAAGAAGTCATTGAGGAATGTGCGTCATTTCCTTATGGCGATCATGACGATTTAGTCGATTCTATGACTATGGCTGTCATGCGATTTAGACAGGGAGGCTTCCTACCCCATCCAGAAGATTATGAAGACGAAAAAAAAGAACCTAGGAAGATGGAGTATTATTAATGTTGGCAAAAAAAATTATAGAAGCTTTTGCAAAAAAATCCTTAACCAAGAACCAAGGTTCAGGGATTATATCTTTGCCAAGTGATTTTATGGCTGCAGAAAAAGCTGCACAAATAGAACTTTTATTATCAAGAGCAGGAATTCCTCTAGAACAATTAGATGATTATATTAGATCAGAAGCAGATCTTTTAAAATTTTTAAATATTATTGAAGCCACATCTCAACCAACAGTTTATTCTGGTAAAGAAGCGGCAGAACAATTAAGTAAATTGTTTCCTAAAAAAGGTGAAGTTGTCGATATGACAGGTAAAAAACTTGATTTAAGTAAACCTATAATAGGTGGCACTCAAGATGATACAGTTTCTGGAATCATGACCCAAGTAGACGAGAGAATGACGGGTATAAATAAAGCTAATAAAAAATTAGGAGAATTATTAAGAGAAAGAGAAATTATGTATGGCAAAACTCCTAAAACAGAAAAAAATCCAAAAGTAACAGAGCGAAAAATGTTTAAGGAAGCAAATGAAAGATTTAATGAAACAGAAAATTTTGTAACAAACACAATTAAAAAAATAACATCTATGGAACCAACAGTTGCTATGAGGGAAACAAACAAAGTTTTAGGTCGAAAAGGTGCTTATAAAAATTTAAACGAAACTCAATCTAAAAAAATTTTAAAAGACACTGAAGATTGGATTTTTCAAAGAGATCCAAATGACTTGTATGATTATAAAAAAAATAGACCATTCAGAGATGACCCTAACTTTGATCCTGATGATCCTGACTTTGATCCAGACCAAGGTTATTACACAGGTGGTATGGTTGACGTTGAACCAAGTCTATCTGACATCGGTCATGGCTCAGATTCATTAATGGCGAGAACTAGATTAATGTCTCCAGGTCAACAAGCAACTACATCAACAGGATTAAATTATTTACTTGCAGAAGACAATGATAACTTAAGAGTTCCGTTTAGTTCAGGTGGTGGTGGTAGACGTGCATTTTTAAAATTACTTGCAGCTTTAACAGGTGGTATTGCAGGAGTTAAATCTGGTATAATGGGACTAGGTGGTAAAGAATCTGGTAAAAAAGCTGTAACAGAAACTATAAAACAATCTACAGGATCAGATACAGTTCCACCATACTTTTTTAAACTTGTCGAAAAAATTAAAACAATGGGTGATGATACACTTCCTTCACGAGACAAAGTCATAGCTAAAAAATATAAAGATTATGTTTTGGAAGAAGACTTTGCCGGTAATATAGAAATTATAAAAAAAAGTGATGACGTTGCTGAAGATGTTTACATGAGTTACAAAGTAGATGAAGTTCCTGTAAAAGGTAAAACAGGATCTACAAAAGTTGAAGAGTATGAAGAGTTTACTGCAAGACCAGATGCAGAAGGTAAGATGAAAGATGTTGAACCAGGTGTGCCAGATGAAGTTGTTAACGAAGGATCTGTGTTTGAAGATAACATGACAGAATTTGGAATGACTAAAAAAGCAGACGGCGGTCGTATTGGTTTTAGTGCAGGTAAACTGGCTTTATCAAAACTTGGTATTACAGGTTCATCACGTAGATTTTTAGAAAAAGTATTTGGTAAAGAACGTTTTGAAGAAATGATTAAAAATGATCCTGATATGCACAGAGGGTTATTAGAAGTTGTAGAGATGTTTAGAAAAAAAGACAAAGAAGGTTTAAAAATGTACATGCAAAAATTTTTACCTCACATGGATGATGTAGAAATAGAACAATTTATTGTTGGTACTCGCCCTGACATAGAAGGTTTATCAGGTCAGTTAATTAGACTAGGTAGTGGTCGAGATTATAAAGATAAACTTCAAATGATAAAAGAAGCAGACAACGTAAGAAAATTAGATGCGTTAGATGTTAAAAACATGAAACCTAATGCGGAAGGCGGTCGTATAGGTTTTTTTATGGGGGGTGGAAAATTAGCTGGTAAAGATTTGCTTAGAGATCTTTTAAAATATTTGTCTAAAGGAAGTTCTCACGGTTTAAAAGGTTCAGAAATGTTAAAAATAACAAACCCTAAACAATTAGAAAAATTTTTAAACAAACCTGGAGGCATACCTTTTCTCGCTAAAGATATGATTGAAGAATATACAAAACAATTAAAAAAAGATAGAGCCGTTTCAATTGAAGAACTTATTGGCACTGCAAAACGTATGAAAAAAATGGATGATGACATAATAATTTATAAAAAACAAATTATAGAAGACATGGTGTCTAAAGGAACTGATAGACCAACAGCTGAAGCAGCGGCTGACACTATACTAGAAATGACTACAAAAGCTGCTGGTAAAAAACCTACTCCTAAAGTTACAGAAGAAGGATTATTAGAATTAGAAAATATACACAAAAATTTAATAACTGAAGGACGTAAACTTAATTCAGATGGTGGACTTCAAAAAATGTTAGGAGAATAATGGACGAGTACGATATAGAATCTATTTTAGACATGTACGAAGACGACTACGTTAAAGTTGCTGATATTAAAATGAGCAACAAAATTCCATTATTGGATAGAGATAATTTTAACACCCCGGACCTTGAACAATCACCTGATTCTTTTTTAAGACCAGGTGAAACGTTAGAAGACTTTGATGTAACATTTAGAAGACCTAATGCTCAAGGTGGTATGCAACAATTAGTACAACCCAATGCCGACGGATCACGGCCAGGGTATAGTGGAGAATATCCTATAAATATTTCTAAAGAAGGAAATTCTTTTAGAGTTAAACTTTTAAATGGAAAAAGAAAATCAGTTAAGGATTTAGATGCAGCAATTAAGTTATTAAAATCTGATGGACAAACAGTAAGATATTTCGGAGCAGATCGAAAAAAAGTTTTAAATTGGATTAAAAGTCAAACTGAACCAATTACCACAGATGATATTGCAAAATATATTGCTGATAATAATTTATCAGTTAAACGTGGTAATATTACAAATATAATTAAAAATAATCCAGAATATGAAGGTAAAGTTAATTTAGTAAAAGAATACAGAGCAAATTTTTTAAATAAAGATGGCACTATAATACAAGGAACTGTTGATGAAATAACTAAAATGATTAACAATTCAAAAGACTTTCCTACGATGCAAAGTATTGCTAAAAAATTAAAGTACAAAGGCACAATTAAAAATGTAATAAATCAATGGTCTGCACAAACCGGTAATGATATTCCTTTCGAAAGATTTAGAGTGCATACTTATCGAGATACCGCAATTGCTGAAAAAATAATAAAAGCTTTTGATGCACAGGGAGAAAATCCAAACATAGCTAAACTAGCAAGACAATTTCAAAATGAAATGCCGGGTGTTAATAGTTTTAAGACTGCAAAAAATCAAGTAAGACGAATACTTGTAGATTATGCCGATTATGAGCCTCGTCCAAATGAACCTAAAAGTGCAAATGAAATGTCTTCTTATAAAATAAGAAGAGAGAAAATAGCTCTTGCTTTAAAAAGAATGGGTGACACCACTATTAAAGGTCAAATGGATGAAATTTTATATAATAAAAATCAAGAATACGTCAAACTTGCAAATGAAAATCCAAATAAAATATTAAATGATAAAAAATTACGTTTTGCATTAGAAACTACAGTTGATGTAGATACTGGTGAATTTAGAATAAGAAATGACGGTAAAGGTTTATCTGATAATGAAATTTTAGAAAGAGCTAAACGAGGCGATTTATTTACAGAAGACCACATAACTGAAGTTAGAACTGCAAAAACAGCTCCTAAAAAATCTGGAGAAGGAGTAAAATTAATTAAAGGATTTAATATTGAATATCCAATAAACAAACAAGCAGTTACAGTAAATTTTAATCAGTCTTTTTTACCCAATGCTCAAAAATATTTAACTGAAAACCCAAATGGTAAAAATGTTCAAAAAATTGTAAATGTTTTAAATGATTATGGTTTACAAATAAAAGTTGGTGATAAAACATATGGAACAGCAGAAAAAGTTGCTTGGGATAGTAAAACTAAAACTTCTCCAAGATATAATTCTAATTTTAATGTTTTTGATTCAACAGATATCTTACCAAAAAACAAAAATAACGTAGAACAATCTTTAAAAAAAACTTTACAAGATTTTGAAAAATTAGGTTGTGGTCAAGCAGCAGGTGGTAGAATTTTATTTGCCAAAGGTGTTCCTAGCTTAACTAAGTGTGCACAAAAAGGTGTTACTAAATTAGAAAACGGATTAAAGAATGGTTTTAAAAATGCTGATGACGCAGTTCTTGCAAGAGGTATTTTAAAATCAGGTAAATTTTTAAAAGACGCTGTATCGCTTAGAGGTTTGTTTGGACCTGCAGCTTTAGGATTTACTGTAGCAGCAGAAGCAGGTCTTGTTGGTTATGATATGTTATCAAGTGGTAAATCATTTAGAGAAGCAATAGGTGATAGTTTATTTAATTACGTAGTGAAAGGAACAGATTACGAAATAGATTCTGAAGAAGAATTTATAAAAAGATTAAAAAATATAAAAACAGGACCTAGTGAGTTACGTGATTTTAGTGATGAAGAAATAGGTAAGATGCAATATTTTAAAGAAAATTTAAAAGATATGGGCAGAGGTTTTGATTTGTATAAAAAGTTAGAAGATTTAGAAGGTGTACAAGAAATAAGAGATGAAAAAGGAAATGTAATAGTAAAAGGAAAAGCAGGAAAAATATTAGACAACCAAACAAACCAAGCTATTGATTCTACTTTTTTTTCCGACAACGCTTTTAATTTAGATGCTGAAAGAGATGCAATACGAGCTGATATACAAGACTACAACAGAACAGGCACTCCTAACAGAATTACTAATTATTTATTGTCTGATAAAGCTGCAGAAGGAGCCGACGCTTTAGCAAAAGCTAATTTACTAGTTGAACAAGATCGATTACAAGATGCGGGAACAGGTAAACTTTATCAGTCTCCAAAAGGTGATAAAAAAAGATTAGACAGATCAAGCGAGTTAAAATATGAATTAGAAAAAATGTATAACCCAACTGAACCTACCGGTTATGAAAACTTTATTCCTTCACAAATGAGTTATATTATGTCAAATATAAAAAATGAACCAAGTAACAATTATGGTCTTTTTGGACCAGCAAGATTTATGGAAGGAGGCATAGCTAGTTTAAATGTCAATAAAAAATAGAAAACAACAACCTAAAAAAGCAAACTTAGCACAAAAAATGAGAGCTAATCCTGCATTTAAATGGTGGGCAGTACCACCTAAAAAAGGACCGCTATCACAGGGGTTGAAATTACCGTCAAAACAAGTTAAGAAAGCCTAGGAGAAAATATATGGCAGATATAGATAAAGCTCTCCCTAACGACAAACGACCAGAAGTAGTTGCAGAAGAAGTCGAAGTTACGGGAGTTGAAGAAACACCAAAAGGACCAGTAGAAATTACAGAAGATGAAGAAGGGGCAACAATTGATTTTGACCCGAATGCAATGCCTATGCCTCAAGAAGGTGATTTTTTTGCAAACCTAAATGAATTACTTCCAGAAGACGACACAGATTTAATTGGTAATCAATTACAACAAGATTACATGGAATATAAAATGTCTCGTAAAGAATGGGAGCGAGCATATATTACTGGGCTAGATTTATTAGGATTTAAATACACAAACAGAACTGAACCATTTCAAGGAGCATCAGGTGCAACACACCCTGTTCTTGCAGAAGCAGTAACTCAGTTTCAAGCTTTAGCTTACAAAGAATTATTACCGGCAGATGGACCTGTTAGAACAATGGTAATGGGAAAAACAGATCCACAAAAAGAAATGCAAGCACAAAGAGTTAAAAATTTTATGAACTATCAGATCATGGATCAGATGAAAGAATATGAATCTGACTTTGATCAAATGTTATTTTACTTACCACTTGCAGGTTCTACATTTAAAAAAGTTTATTATGACGATTTATTGGGACGAGCTGTTTCTAAGTTTGTTCCTGCGGATGACCTTGTTGTTCCGTATACGGCTACCTCATTAGACGATGCGGAATCAGTCATTCACGTTGTCAAGATGTCAGAAAACGAATTAAGAAAACAGATGGTATCTGGTTTCTATTCTGACATCGAATTGACAAAACCAACTGGTACAGTGACAAACGAGTTGGAAGAAAAAGAAAGAGAAGTCGAAGGACTTACAAAATCCCAAAGAGTAGATCCTTTATATACAATTCTAGAATGCCACGTTAATCTAGATTTGGAAGGATTCGAAGACCTTGGCCCTGACGGAGAGCCAACGGGAATAAAATTGCCTTACATCGTAACAATCGAGGAAGGTAGTAGGAAAGTTTTGTCTATTAGACGAAACTTTGCGCCCAATGATCCAAAGAAAAATAAAATCCAATATTTTGTCCACTTTAAATTTCTGCCAGGACTAGGATTTTATGGCTTAGGATTAATTCATATGATTGGCGGATTGAGTCGTACTGCAACTGCGGCTCTCCGTCAATTGTTAGACGCTGGAACATTATCCAACCTACCCGCGGGATTTAAGCAGAGAGGTGTCAGAGTAAAAGATGATGCCCAAAATATACAACCAGGAGAATTTAAAGATGTTGACACTCCAGGTGGTAATCTAAAAGATGCATTTGTATTCTTACCTTACAAAGAACCATCAGCTACATTATTACAACTGATGGGAATTGTAGTTCAAGCAGGACAGAGATTCGCGTCCATTGCTGACATGCAGGTTGGGGACGGGAATCAACAGGCCGCTGTTGGTACAACCGTAGCTCTTTTAGAACGTGGTTCAAGAGTAATGTCAGCAATACATAAAAGACTGTACGTAGGTCTAAAACAAGAATTTAAATTACTCGCTAAAATTTTTGGTGAGTCTTTACCAGCTGAATATCCTTATGATGTTGTTGGTGCATCAAGAAATGTTAAAGCAACAGACTTTGATCAAAGAGTAGATATTTTACCAGTAGCTGATCCTAATATATTTTCTATGTCGCAAAGAGTATCACTTGCACAAGAACAATTAAGATTAGCAACTTCTAATCCACAAATGCACAACATGTATTCAGCATACAGAGGAATGTACGAAGCAATTGGTGTAAAAGACATTGATAGAATTTTACCACCACCTCCGCCTAACATGCCAAAAGATCCGGCAATCGAACACATAGATGCAATGGCTTTAAAACCTTTTCAAGCGTTTCCAGGTCAAGATCATAGAGCACATGTAACTGCTCACTTAAATTTTATGGCAAGCAATTTTGTTAGAAACAATCCTAGCATTACTGCAGCATTAGAAAAAAATATTATGGAGCATATATCATTGATGGCACAAGAACAGGTACAATTAGAGTTTCCACAAGAAATGCAAATGTTACCACAAATGCAACAAGCAGCTGTTCAAAACCCACAAATGCAACAACAGCTACAACAGATATCTCAAAAAATAGAAGCTAGAAAAGCTGTATTGATTGCAGATATGACAGAAGAGTTTATGAAGGAAGAAAAACAAATTACATCTCAGTTTGATCACGATCCATTGCTTAAATTAAAACAAAGAGAAGTAGATTTAAAAGCTATGGAAGAAGAACGTAAAATGAAAGAAGATCAAGCTAGAATAGATCTTGATAGAGCTAAAATGGTTCAAGCAAAAGACTTAACTGAACAAAAACTTGAACAAAACGATGAATTAGCTAAATTAAGAGCTGATACATCAATTGAGAAATCATTGATGTCTATGGGCACTAAATTAGCATCAGATGCTGCTAAAACAAAAGATGTTGAGATCTTGAAAGGCCCAAAAAGATAGTATATAAAAACAATAGGAGTAAATTATGAAGGACCCAAAAATAACAAAACCAGTTGGAGTAAACAAAGATGGTTACGCTAGTGGCGGAGTTGACATAGAAATACCTTCTCAAAACTTGCACATTGATCCTAGAGGTAAATCAAGTTTTAGAGGAAGAGGTGTTTATGTTGCTCAAGGAGACACTGTAACTGTTAAAGGTACGAAAACTAAAAAACCTGTAAAAGCTACTTGGTACTAATATGTGGTTATCGGCAATTAAATTAGCCGTTTCTGCTGGAAGTAAAATATACGCTAACAAGCAGCGAACGAAGATGGCTATGTCTGACGCGCAATTAATGCACGCACAGAAAATGGCCGAAGGCAAGGAAGCTTACCAGGGAAAACTTTTAGAAGCCCGACAATCAGACTGGAAGGACGAGGCAGTTCTTATAATTTTAAGTTTGCCCGTGTTGGTGCTGGCTTGGGCAGTCGTATCGGATGATCCAACAGCGATGGACAAGGTAAAATTGTTCTTTGATATGTTCTCCCAGCTCCCGTCATGGTTCACTAATTTGTGGATCCTTGTAGTTGCGTCGATTTATGGTATAAAGGGCACACAAATTTTTAGAAACGGAGGAAAAAAATGACAAGTTTAAGCGACCAACAAAAACTTCTTAAAGACGCTGGTAAAGGTGTTGAAGAAGGTTTACCAAAAAGTGGTCAATATAAATTTTTGGTTGAAGGTAAAGGTCTTACTGAAACTTTACTTAAACCTGAAATGAAAAAACTTTTTAAAAGTATTAAATCCGGTGCTAATAAACTATTAAAAGGAGAAAAAACAAAATGAGAAATGACTTTGGAACAAGACCGTACAAATCAAGATTTGATGGTACAGGTATGAAAAAAGGTGGATCTGCTAAAAAGAAAAAGCAGGGATACAAAGATAGAAAAGATGAATCAATCGCTATGAGAATCAGAAAAAAAAGAACTAAGAAACAACTTAGAGCTTCTGCTGATGAGTCTTATGGTAAGTTTGGTTCTAAAGCTAAAAAATCTGGAAAGATAAACAGGTAGTATAATGGCTGAAAAACAAACACCATTACAGAGAGGGCCGCGCAAACAAGTTAAAAAAAATAAAAAAAATATTGAAGAGGTAGTAGGCGATACAGGAACAGAAAATGTTTTTTCTAATTTTAGAACTAGGCTTAGAAAAGCAAAAAAAGATCTGAAAGAAATTCCTTCTGGAATGCTAAAAGATTCAAAAAATAAAGACGCAATTCAAACTAAACTTTTTCAAAGTAATAAAAAAGACCCTTTTAAAGAATTTAAAGATACTAGAAGAGAAGTTTTTGGAACTCAAAGATATGGTAAAGGTGGAAGAGCTGGATACAAAAGTGGTAAATCTGTTAAAAAGAAAAAAAGTTCTGGTAAAGCTATTCGTGGCAAAGGTTGCGAAATAAGATAATTAATGGCTAAAAAAAATTGGATACAAAAAGCTGTTAAGAAACCAGGAGCACTAAGAAAATCTCTTGGTGTTAAAAAAGGTCAAAAGATTCCAGCAGGTAAATTAAAAGCTGCTGCAAAAAA